GGCCTACATCCTCATTGAGGTTCGGTCACAGCCTGGTTGCCAACTATATATAGTCGGCGCCGGCCGCGATTACTTCCGCTATCTCAGCGGACCTCGCGGTCCCTGGCGGCAGTCCCTGTACTAGGGACGCCACCAGTTGTCGTACCCCCATGTTAATCATGTGGAGCACGATCTTGGTGAGGGGGTCGCCCATCATGACGCCCCTCTCAACCACCAGCACGTTCCTCCCATCGGGGAGGGGCGTGCCGTACCGACGGAGCGCGCCGCTAGCGGCGAACTCTATCGTACGTGGGGAGAAGCAAGCAGCTTTGACAATCCCCATCAGGAGCTTAGGTATGCCGACTTTCAGCATCATAGCCCTCGCACATTTCCAACCCATCTCCTGGTTTGCGAAATCTGTCGCCGTGTGGAAGTCCGTTGAGGACCCGTACACGGTTTCCCAGACGATCTCCACGTCAGTGGTGTGTTCGTCTACTTTGGTCCGTTCGTCCGAATGGAGACTAAAGACCATGTCCGAAAGGGGCCCTGTAAAGAACTCCTTATAGACGTTCCACCCGTGGTTGGATTTCTCCATACCCGAGGCGGAGGATGGAAAGGCCTTCGCAAAAGGCTTTGCCACCATCTTGTTGACGACGTCTAAGACGATCTTCAAACAAGCGGCACCCTTGGAGACCGTTCTGGCCTTCCCGGGTTCCGACACCATGACCAGCTTCAACCTAGTAAGCTCGTCTAACGGTGTTGAGAGTACTTCCTCCAGAGATCTCCAGAAGATGTACTCCCCAACTGTCATGTCCGCAAGTGTCTTGCGTTCAAGCAGTTTCCCCGTCGCCAAGTCCAATATCTGGACTGGGCGACCGGCCTCTCCGAGGTAGACCAAATCGTTGATCGCCTCGGCCGTCCCCCCCTCCTTTACGGTGTATTCGTAACAGGCAGAGGAGGTTACCTTGATCCGGGCGGCGGTTGCCAACCCGGTCAGGGCCTCGTCAGGTACGCTGGAAATAATCCGGTCGATACTGACGTCCAGCAACCCCTTTACCGTCTCGGTTAGGGGTGCTGGCTTCACTGAGACCGTCTCCAAAAATTGGATCTTCGACCTCAGGACGACAATCGGAGGTGGCGTCCCCGCCCCCCTCGTTTGCGATAGAATTCCCAGAGCCCTCGTGTACTCTGGCGAACCCTCAGTCGGCATCAACTTTATAGTCTCCGCCAACTGCCCGAGCCACTGCTGGCTCGGTGAAAAGGAGTCTAGGTCATGTAGGTGGCCTAGCTTCTTCAGCATCTTGCGGTCACTTTTCAGTGCCCCATATGCGGTCGTGAGATTCAACGCAAACTCCGTTGGCTCTCCGTCAAGGAACTCGTCCGTGATCAACACGTCGAGGTTCCCCAGAATGAACATGTCATATCTATCCCATGTCCAATTCTCGGTGGGGTCTATCAGAAACCTCTGGTAGAACATCCCATCTACGGTTTTGAGACACTCAATGAGCCTCTCGCACCGTCGCTGACTATCTTTCGGTGTTTGGTCCGATTGAAGCAGCTCCCGATGATGGGCCTTTACGGCCACATCGGGTCCCCCTCGTAGGAAGCTTCTTAGCCTCCTTCTGAGGGTTAGTGCGAATACACCCTTCAGGGTGGACCCGTCCTTGCACAACTTCTGTAGGCATGAGCCCCAGTAAGTGTGATTCTCGACCACGTACTCTCTGAGTCCCGGGTCTTTGATTTGAGAGAAATATATTTCTCTCTTCCCCTCATAACCTCCTGGACGGAGGATGTGAGCGGGCAGTGGGTCTTGCAGGCGTATCAGGTCTGCATTCCACTCCAGAACCTTGGGTTGTTCCCTTCCCAAGATCTCTGCAACTCTTAACGTCTTCATGGTTTTGAAGAAGTCGGAGGATCTAACTCGGACAGTGGTATACTCATCCAAGATAGATTGCGCGAGGTTCGGATCAATTTCCGAATCCCACGAATCGTTAGGGTCATCGCCTCCGGCGTATCCCCTTTCGCTACCCTCGGCGACATAACTCTGTTCCGAAGGTTCCGGTGCCGTCCTGTGATGTTCACGGGACAACACCGTCCCAAGCTCCGATTCTATTACGGTGACTTGGTCCTCGCGCGTATAGGAGATATTTTCCCACACGCCGAGTTTCACTCCTTCCAACGGGAATCCCATTCGGAGGAGGTGGTTCAGCCCGGGCACGCAATTTGCGGACCTCTGGCCGATTCCGCGCAAGGAGAGCGCCGACGGCGCCTCCTTCACGGACATGAAATGGGTGTCACTCAGTGAGTGCTCCATCTCCTTAGATATGCGCAACTTACCATCACGGTTGTAGTGCAATCCTGGTTGGTAATCAAAGTAACTTTGCATTCCCAACATAAGCCGGCAGCGATGTTCATACACCGCCGTCTGCCCTGGTGGTGAGCTTCCGCCTTGCCCATCACCGCTCTGTACGCTAGTAATAT